ATGGGCATTGAGTTGAGTGCAGTGCTGACAGCAGTAGCTACCGTCCTGGTGGCAGTAGCTGCTGCGATCGGTTCGATCACGACCGGTTGGCTAGAGAGGCGCCACAGAAAGCGGGCGATAGCCGCTGCGCTTCTCGCTGAAGTAAGCGCGCTGTCTGCAATCATTCGCCGCAGGAATTACCGAGAAGATCTGGACGAAGCGGCCGAACATGTTCGCCTCACTGGGGATTGTTATCAGCTTACGGTCCCGGTCCCCGCGCATTACTGTCGGGTTTACGCTGCAAACCTTACGGCTATCGGCCTGCTCGATCCAAATCAGGCGAGCAAGCTGGTGGAGTTTTATCAGCTGGTAGACAGTGTCGTTCAAGACGTGTCGCCAGGTGGGGTGCTCGCATCTGGAACGGATTCACCCGCCGACTTCATAGACGCCAAGGACTTGCTCAACGATGCCCTTGCTATCGCAGAGTTGCTTAAACAATAAAAAAGCCGCCTCGATGGCGGCTTCGGTACAGCGGCGGTTCGTCAGTTCTTGGCGGGCAGCTCGAACGGCCTGAACCCGATCACCTCATCCCCCAGCCACTCGTTCACTTGCTGCAACCGCGCCTGAATCGGCTCCAGCTCGTTGACCGCCCAGACCTCAGCGGCCTCCCGGAGTGAACCAAACCCCCCAGCATTTTGAGGCACGATGCCCATCAGCTGAGGCGGGATGCGCAGGGCGGCGAGCAGGTCGTCGCGGCTGATGTTCTTGATCGATCCGAACTCGTCCTTGGCCGCCACCTCGCTCACCGGCAGCAGCTGGATGCCGTCCTTCTTGCCGCCCGGCGCGTACATGAACAGGTTGCGGAAGTTGCCCGGGCCCTTGGCCGACTTCAGCGCCTGGCGCAGCGCATCGACGTCCTCTTCCTTCTGCGCCGCATCTGTCATGTACATGATGAAGCCGGCGTGCGACCCGTTCTGATAGTAGCGGCGGCGGAAGAGGGTGGCCGACTCGTTCAGGAGCGCCGACTGCAGCGCAGACAACCACTCCGGCAACCCGTACACCTCCTGGTTGATATCCGCCTCGCGCAAGTGGCAGATGGTGCCCGGCGCGAATTCGTGCTCGTCCTTCCAGCCGCGCACCTGGTAGTAGGTCTCCAGATCGGCGCCGCGCCGCATGTACTTGGCCAGCGTTGGCTGCAGGCTCAGCGCCTGGCCGAGCATGTTCCGGCGCCGCTCCAGGTAGGCATTGCCACACCAGAGCCAGTCCAGGGCGAATTGACCGAACGCCTGTCGACTCAACAGCTTGTGAGGGATGAAGGTGCGCTCGAGCATGTTGCGCTTGAAGTTGAGACCCGACTGCAGGAACACGCTCGCCCTGGTCGACTTCGCCAGCCCATCCAGTGACAGCGGCGGTTCGTACCAACGGCCATTCAGCCAGCATTCCAGGTAGTCGAGGATCTCGCGCCCATCGAGCACCGGCATGGGGTCGCCGAAGGTGAAGGCTTCAATGCCGGGGGCTGGGGCGGCGACGATGTCGGTGGTCATGAATAGATCTCCATAAAACTGGTGTTCTGGGCGGTCATGCCCTCGAGCGGTTCGTTATGCAGGGCATGGAACAGCGCCCAGGCCAAATCCGCGTGGCCGGTTTCATCGGTGCGTCCGGCGGTGTAGGTCAGCTGCCGGCCGCTGGCCGTGGTGGTTTTGCGGATCGCCATCAGCGAGGAGGCGAGGTCGGTCCAGCCGGCGTCGAATTCCAGCCGGCCCTTGTGGATCACGTCGTAGGCCTTGAGCACGAGGCGGGTTTTCACTTCCGGCGAGTAGCTGAACGTGGTTAAGTTTGGGAAGAACTGCTTGACCAACTGCGCCACGCCCGAGCCCATGCCCGTCATATCGATGCCGATATAGGTCACCCAATAGCGTTGGGTCACCTGGCGGATCGCCTCGGCCTGGGCGGCGAAGTCCATCCCCCGGAACTGGTGCCGCTCCAGTACCCGGAACTTGCCGCCCGGTACCAGCGGCGGCGCGACCACCACCAGGCCGGCGCTGTCGCCGGTTTCGGCGGGGTCGTAGCCCACCCACACCTGGCGATCGCCGAAGGGCCGCGCGGCGAATGGTTTGTAGTCCTCATCCCACTCGATCCAGCTGTCCACCATGCATGGCTGCAGCATCGCGAGCGGAAAAATGCTGGCCCCGTCATCCACGAACTCGCACATCAGCAGGTTGGCGAACTGCTCGGCGCTGTATTCGAACCGCAGCTCGTCCAGGTCGAACAGATCACAGCCGCGCCGCTCGGCGTCGAGGATGGTCACGATCTGCCGCCAGATCTTGTCCTCGGTGCAGAACCTGCCTGGCGCCAGCGCGTCGTGGCTCAGGTCGATTTTGATGTGCTTCGAGGCCGGCTTGCCCTTGTTCAGCCTTTCGCCCGTCCACCACTTGTAGGCCGGGTGCCCCATGCTTGAGGGCGTGCTGAAATAGGTTTTGCGCCAATGCTTATGCAGGGCCATGCCCGACGCCACCTTGTTCAGCTCGTCGAAGCCGTGGACCCAGAAGAATTCATCGAAGTAGAAGTTGCCGGACCGACCCTGGGCAGTGCGGAAGTTTGTACCGAGGAAGTGCAGCTCCGCGCCGTTCCACAGCACGATAGGGTCGCCGGTCAGCTGGGTGCCCAGCACATCGCGCACGAAGTCCTGCATGTAGTTCTTGAACTGATGCGCCTGCGCCTTGCTCGCCGACAGGAAAATCTGATTGCGCCCCGTCAGCACCGCGTCGATCAGCGCCTCCCGCGCAAAGTAGAAAGTGGCGCCGATCTGCCGGCTCTTGAGCAGCATGCGCGTGCGCATGTTCATCGCCCGGTACCAGTCGAGCTGGTAGTCGAAGCATCCGTCGCGGAACGCCTCTTCCAGCTTCTCGATGTCCTCCTCGCTGAACTCGTTGCGCTTCGGCGCCTTCTTCGGCCCCTCGTTGCGCTTGGCCAGGTTCGGGTTCAGGTCCGTTTCGGTACCGCCGCCTTTGAATCGTTCGATCCGCGCCTGCCGCTCCAGCTGGCGGTGCAGCAGGTCGATCTCCTTGAAGTCGCCGCCGCTCTTGCCGTCCTTCAGGATCAGCTGCACCAGCCGCGCCTCCAGCGCACCGCCGATCCGCTCGACGTTGTCCGCCCGGTCCCACTCGTCGCGGGTTTTCCAGCTGTGGACGGTCTTTTCCTTCTCGTCCAGGTAGTCGGCGATATCGGTGATACGCCAGCCCGTCCAGTACAAAAACTTGGCCTGGCGGCGGTTATCACGTTGGGCGGGTAGTTCGGTGGCTGCGTTCATGGCGCAGATGGTGTCGCCCGCGCGCGTAGCCTGTTAGCGCCGCGCCCTGTACCTGGCCCGCATACACAGCTGGCCGATTGCCCCTATGGCGCCCGCTGCCGACCATGCCCTCAACGCAATGGCCCCGCCACCGCATTGAGGACAAGCCCCCATGAAGAAATTCCGCTCCAAGTGGTTCCGAGTCGCCATCGAAGGCGCTACCACGGACGGCCGCACCATCGAACGCCAATGGATCGACGAAATGGCCGCCACGTACGACCGCGCGAAGTACGGCGCTCGTGTGTGGATGGAGCACATCCGCGGCGTACTGCCGGATTCTCCCTTCCGTGCCTATGGCGATGTGCTCGCCCTGAAAGCCGAAGATGTGCAGATCGACGGCAAAACGGTGCGCGGCCTATACGCCCAGATCGAGCCCACTGACGACCTGGTCACCATGGTCAACAAGCTCAAGCAGAAAATCTTCACCAGCATCGAAGTGCGTGAGAAGTTCGCCGCCACTGGTAAGGCCTACTTCATGGGCCTGGGCGTCACCGACACCCCGGCGAGCCTGGGCACTGAAATGCTCACCTTCGCCGCCAAGAACCCCGACGCCAGCCCGCTCAAGGCACGCAAGCAAGACCCTTCCGACCTCTTCACCGTATGCGAAGAGGTCGAGCTCGAATTCGAAGAAATCACCGAAGAGCCCAGCAAGACCGACGGCCTGTTCACCCGCGTGATGGGCATCCTCGGCAAGGTCAAGGATAAGTCGGTCAAGGATGACGCCCAGTTCTCCGAGCTGACTGATGCCGTCGAAGCGCTGGCGACTCATGCGAAAGAGCAGGGCGAGGCATTCACCGCCGAGGTATCCGCCCGCACCGCGTTGGTAAGTCAGGTTGCACAACTCACCACCGACTTCAACAACCTGCTCAAGCGACTGGAAGAAACCCCCGATCACAAACATCGCCAGCGCCCGCCGGTTGGTGGCGGTGATCCCGCTGCACTCACTGATTGCTGATCGATTGACGGCCACGCCTTAGCCACGGAACACCGGAGAATTCAATGCGCAACGATACCCGCCACCACTTCGACGCCTACCTGAGCCAGCTTGCCAAGCTCAGCGGCGTATCCGACGCAACCAAGACCTTTGCCGTCGACCCCACGGTCCAGCAGCGCCTGGAAACCCGCATGCAGGAGTCCAGCGAGTTCCTCAGCCGCATCGGCATGATCGGCGTCGATGAGCTCAAGGGCGAAAAGGTCGGCCTTGGCGTCAGCAGCACCATAGCCGGGCGTACCGATACCACCGGCAACGGCGTGCGTATGCCGCGCGACGTTTCGGACCTGACCAAGGACGGTTACGAGTGCCGCCAGACCGACTTCGACACCGCCGTCCGCTACGCCCAGCTGGACGCCTGGGCCAAGTTTCCGGATTTCCAGGCTCGCTTGCGGGATGCGATCCTCAAGCGCCAAGCGCTCGACCGCATCATGATCGGTTTCAACGGAACCAGCGCCGCCGCTACCACCGACCGCGTCGCCAATCCATTGCTGCAGGACGTCAACATCGGCTGGCTGCAGAAGTACCGCACCCACGCCCCGGCACGCGTGCTCAAGGATGGCAAGGTCGCCGGCAAGATCGTTATCGGCAGCGGCGAAACCGCCGACTACAACAACCTCGACGCCTTGGTGTTCGATGCCATCGCAAACCTGATCGATCCCTGGCACCGCAAGGATCCAGGCATCGTTGTGATCCTCGGCAGCAACCTGGTCCACGACAAGTACTTCCCATTGATCAACAAGGAACAGCCAGCTTCCGAGAAGCTCGCGACCGACATGATCATTTCCCAGAAGCGCATGGGAGGTAAGCAGCCGGTCGAAGTGCCCTACGTGCCGGACAGCGCCATGCTGATCACCAGCCTGGAAAACCTTGCCATCTACTGGCAGACCGGCGGCCGTCGTCGGCACGTCCAGGAGAACCCGAGCAAGAACCGCATCGAGAACTTCGAGTCCAGCAACGACGATTACATTGTCGAGGACTACGGGCTCGGCTGCCTTGTCGAAAACATCGAATTGCTGGAGGCCTGAACACCATGGCACTGAGCCCGGCCAAGCGCCACTTCCAGCGAGTCACCGCAGCGGCAGCCGCAGCAGCGGTCGCTCCGGCCGAATCCATGGCCGGCGCCACCGCCTACGAACAGCAACTGCTCCAGCTCAACCAGGACCGGCTGCGCCTCAAACAGGTGCAGTCGGAGCAGGGCAAGGCCGAGCTCAAGCGCCTACTGATTCCGGCTTACGCACCGTACATCGAGGGGGTGCTGTCCGCCGGCAACGGCGCCCAGGACGATGTGCTCACCACCCTCATGGTGTGGTGCATCGATGCCGGCGAGTTTGCCGACGCGCTGACCATCGGTGCCTACGTGCTCAAGCACAGCCTGAAAATGCCCGACCGCTTCGAGCGCACCACCGGCTGCCTGCTGGCCGAGGAAGTGGCGAACGCCGCGCTCAAGGCGCAGAAGGCCGGCGGCGAGTTCCCGCTGTTCGTCCTCGAACAGGCTCAGCACATCACCGCCGAGCAGGACATGCCCGACCAGGTCCGCGCCAAGCTGCTGCTGGCTATCGGCAAGGCCCTGCTGAGCAAAGTGGACGAGCAACAGCCGGACGGCGAACTGCTGGAGCAAGCCAAGGCGCATCTGATCAAAGCCATCGACCGGCACGGCAGTTGCGGCGGCAAGAAGGATCTGGAGCGCGTCGATCGCCTCCTGAAGAAACACGCGGAAAGCAAGCCAGCCGAACCCGGTACTGGCGAGCCATCGGCCGACGAGACCGCCAACCCCGACCAGGGCGCAGGCGATCAACCCGACCCGGGCGAGCAGGGCACCGACTCCGGTACCAGCGAGCCTCCCGCTAACTGAGCGTCCCCCACGCACTCGGCGGCTCGGGGCGGATCGACAGGCTTTCTCCTTGGCCTTGTCGTGAAGCCCCGACCACCGCCGATCTATTCGAGCCGCAACCATGAGCGCATTCATCGCAGCCGGTGGCAGCCACAAGCCGCACCCCATCACCAACGATGGCTGGTTCCCCGAGCTGGACGGCCAGCATCTGCGCGAATCCCTACGCCTGGACGGCAGCATCACCGATGCGCGGCTGGAAACCGCAGCGGTCAACGCCGTGATCGAGGTTAACCGCGAGCTCAAGCGCTTCAAGTTCGCCCAGCTGGCAGCCGGTCACGAAAGCCTAGCCGACGTTCCGGCTGACAAGATCCAGGGCGAATCCGAGCTACTGCACCTTTACCGCCGCGCCGTCTACTGCAGCGCCGGCGCCGAACTGGCCGAGCGTTACCGCGACTACAGCGCCACCGGCGACGGAGCCGAGCGTGCCGAAGCACTCACCCCAACCCCCGACGAATACCGCCGCGACGCCCGCTGGGCGATCCGCAGCATCCTCGGCCGCGTGCATACCACCGTGGAGCTCATCTGATGGCCGCCTTGCGAGCCCAGCAGGGCGACACCCTCGACGCCCTCTGCTGGCGGCACTACGGGCGCACCGCCGGCGTGGTCGAGCAAGTGCTCAATGCCAACCCCGGCTTGGCCGACCTCGGCCCGGTCATCCCGCACGGCACCCTGGTGCAGCTGCCCGAACAGCCCGTGCGCGCCGAACAACGCCAAATGGTGAACCTATGGGACTGATCTACCTCGCGCTCTACAAGGGCCGCGGCACGCTGTTCAACCGCCTGATCCGTTTCTGGACGCGCTCGGTCTACAGCCACTGCGAGCTGGTCATGCCCGATGGCCGCTGGCTGTCCGCCTCCGCCATGGACGGCGGCGTGCGCGCCAAGCGCATCGAACTCGACCTCGAACACTGGGACCTGATCCCGGTGCCCTGGGCTGACCCTCGCCAGATCCTGCATCTGTTCGAAAAGCACCACGGCAAAGGCTACGACTGGCTCGGCCTGTTCGGCAGCCAGCTGCTGCCCCTGACCATCGACAACCGCCGCCGCATGTTCTGCAGCGAGTTCTGTGCCGCCGCCCTGGGCTTCCCCCTGGCGCAGCGCTACAGCCCCGCGCTACTGGGTGAAGTCGTGCAGCGTGTTCACACCATCACAACCGCAGGGCAACAGGATGAAGCACATGCCTGACAGACCGGAAACCTGGGCCTGGCTGAGCGCCTGGCTGGAACACAACTGGCCGGCGCTTTACGCCGGGCTGCTCGCAGCAGTCATGAGTGGGCTGCGCATCATCTACGGTGGCGGGACCCTGCGCCGCGTCATCCTCGAATCGCTGATGTGCGGTCTCGCCGCGCTGGCGGCCAGCCACGGCCTGGTGCTGTTCGGCATCCCGCTCAGCACCGCGCCATTCTTCGGCGGCGTGATAGGTCTGCTGGGTATCGAATTCACCCGTGCGGCCGCCAAACGTCATTTCAGCCGCAAGGTGGACACGCCATGACCCAGCTTCTCAGCAACGGCTCGCGCGGCCTCGCCGTGCGCAACCTGCAGGCCGCGCTGGCCCTGGCCGGCTTCAAGATTGAGGTGGACGGCGACTTCGGTGACGCCACCGAGGCCGTCGTGCGCGCCTACCAGCGCAAGGTCGGCCTGGTGGACGATGGCGTCGCCGGCCCGAAAACCCAGGCCGCGCTCAAGGGCTTCGACACCTCGCGCTACCTCAAGCGCAAGGACCTGCAGCAGGCCGCCGACCGCCTCGGCGTGCCGCTGGCCAGCGTTATGGCCGTCAACCAGGTGGAAAGCCGAGGGGAGGGCTTCGCCGCCAATGGCCGCCCGGTGATCCTGTTCGAGCGCCATGTGATGCATGAGCGCTTGCAGGCCCACGGCATCACCGAACGCACTGCCGATAACCTTGCCCAGCAGTTCCCGGCCCTGGTCAACCGAAAATCCGGCGGCTACGTCGGTGGTCCTGCCGAACACCAGCGCCTGGCCCAGGCCCAACAACTGATCCACGAATCCGCCGCGCTGGAATCCGCCAGCTGGGGCCTGTTCCAGATCATGGGCTACCACTGGGAGCGTCTCGGCTACATGGACGCCCAGCACTTCGCCGACACCATGGCGCTCAGCGAGGCCGCCCAACTCGACGCCTTCGTCTGCTTTATCGAGACCGACCCTGCGCTGCACAAAGCGCTGAAGGCTCGGAACTGGAAGGCGTTCGCCAAGGGCTACAACGGCAAGAACTACGCAAAGAACCTCTATGACGTGAAGCTGGCCCGGGCCTATGCCCAGTTCGCTGGCGAGCACGCCCAGGAGCAGGCCGCATGACAAGCAGCAAAGCTTGGCTCGTTGCGGGGGCCGTGTTCGTCGCCATGGCAGTGGCCCTAAATTTCCAGGCCCAACGCATTGATGCGGAAACCGCCCGCGCGGATCTCGCCGCTGATCGCCAGCAAAAGCTCGAACAACGCAACGAGCGGCAGGCCGCCACCATCATCCGCCTGGGTGGCGAGGTAGCCGCACAGCGCGCCGACCAGCTTTCATTGCAGCAGACCACCAGCGATCTGCATCAAGCCCACGCCACCGACCAGCTCAAGAAGAAGGAACGCCGCCGTGAAGACCCCACCCATGCGACTTGGGCTGCTCAGCCTCTGCCTGCTGCTGCTCGCCGCCTGCACCAGCGTCCCGCCATCACCGGAGCCGCAGGTTACCGTCAGTGGCTGTCCGGTCGTGACGCGCTGCACGCTCAACCCAGCGGCGCCGATCGATAACGGCGAGCTCAGCGACGACGGGGACTACCTCATGGGCGCCTGGGCCGAATGCGCCGCCAAGGTCGACCTGGTGGTGGAGCACAACGCCCGAGCCGAGCAGCCATGAACAAGCCCGAATCACTGCGCGACCACCTGCTGGCCGCAATCCCCGAGCTCAGGCGCAACCCCGATCGCCTGCTGGTGTTCGTCGACAACGGCAGCATGCGTAGCACCGCCGCCCCGGGCCTGTCGTTCGAATACAGCTACACCCTCAACCTGATCCTCACCGACTTCGCCGGCCATCCGGATGCTGTCGCCATCCCACTGTTCGCCTGGGTGCTGGTCAACCAGCGCGAACTGATGGAGAACTTGGAGAAGGGCAGGGACGCGATCAAGTTCGAAGCGGACATTCTCGACAACAGCAAGGTCGACCTCTCCATCACCCTGCCGCTGACCGAGCGGGTGATAGTCAAACAGCAGGCCGATGGGACCCTGCACGTTGACCACCCAGCGGAGCCTCAGCTCGAACCCCACTATCCGGCAGGACACTGGCAGCTCTATGCCAAAGACATGCTGATCGCCGAATGGGACAGCATCGAAGGCGTGAACGGCGACATCGCCAGCCCGCACCCGCGGCGCACCAATGTCTGACGACCTGTCTGCCCTCGAGGACTGGGCCGGCGCGCTGCTCAACCAGCTGCAGCCCAAAGAGCGGCGCCAGGTCACCCAATCCATCGCCCGTGACCTGCGCCGCAGCCAGCAGCAGCGCATCGCCGCACAGCGCAACCCGGACGGCACCCCTTACGCCCCACGCAAGCCCCGCCAGCCGCTGCGCGCCAAGGCTGGCCGCATCAAACAGCGCAAGATGTTCGCCAAGCTGCGCACCGCTCGTTACCTGCGCTTGAAGAGCGATGCCAGCTCCATCGCCATCGGTTTCGCCGGCCGCGTCTCGCGCCTGGCCCGTGTGCACCAGTACGGCCTGCGCGATAAACCGGGCCGAAACTCGCCCGATATCCAGTACCAGCGCCGCGAGCTGCTGGGCTTCAGCGATGGCGAGCTGGAAATGATTCGTGACCAGCTGCTGCAGCACCTGGTGCGCTGACCCTGTAACGGCACCCGCTACACAGCCCAGCGAGTGCGCCACGCGCGCGCGACCGCCAGCATGGCGGCATGAACATCACCGACCTTCTGCGCCGCCTCGACAACCTGATCCGCCTCGGCACCATCGCCGCGGTGGACCATCAGGCTGCGCGCTGCACGGTCAAGACCGGCGGCCTCACCGTGCCCAACCTGCCCTGGTTGGTCCTGCGCGCCGGAGCCAGCAGCGACTGGGACCCGCCCACGGTCGGCGAACAATGCATCCTGCTCAGCCCCAGCGGCGAGTCCGCCCAGGGCATCGCCCTGATCGGCCTGTATTCACGGCAACGTCCGGCGCCGTCGAACAGCGCAAACCTGCGCCGACGGAAGTACCCGGACGGGGCTGTGATCGATTACGACCACGCCACTCACACGCTCACCGCCACGCTACCTGACGGCGGCAAGGCCAAGCTGGTCGCACCTGGCGGCGTCAGCATTCTGGGCGACGTGGACATCACCGGCCTGGTGAACGTCTCTGAAGATGTGGTCGCCGCCGGCATCAGCCTGGTCAACCACGTGCACGGCGGCGTCCAGGGTGGGCCGAGCAACACGGGGGCGCCGCAATGATCGGCATGTCCGCCACCACCGGCCGCGCCATCGACGGCAACGCCCACCTGGCCCAGTCGATCGCCGACATCCTCACCACGCCCATCGGCTCGCGCGTCATGCGCCGCGAGTACGGCAGCCAGCTGCCTGACCTGATCGATTGGCCCACCAACGACGCCACCCGCCTGCAGGCTTACGCCGCCACCGCCATGGCGCTGCTGCGCTGGGAACCTCGCATCCGGTTGAGCCGGGTGCAGTTGTTCCTGGGCGAGCAGCCCGGGCAGGTCGTGCTCGACATCGAGGGCAGCCGCGCCGACGTCAACGAGCCGCTCAGCCTGCGCATTCCGCTGCGCCTCGGAGCCATCACATGAGCCAATTCACCGCCATCAACCTCGCCCAGGTGGCCCCGCCGGATGTGATCGAGCCGCTCGACTTCGAGCAGATCCTTAGCGAGATGCTCACGGAGCTGGCCGAACGTGCCCCCGAGCTGGACGCCCAGGTCGAGTCGGAGCCGTTCGTCAAGCTGCTGGAGGTGTGCGCCTACCGCGAGCTGCAGCTGCGCGCCCGCATCAACGATGCCGCCCGTGCCGTCATGCTGCCGTACTCCACCGGTACCAACCTGGACAACCTCGGCGCGCTATTCGGCGTTGAGCGGCTGCTGGTCAGTCCTGCCGTCCCGACAGCGATACCGCCGATCGCCGCCGTTTACGAAAGCGACGGCGACTACCGCTACCGCATCCAGCTCTCGCTGGAAGGGCTGTCCACCGCAGGGCCCGAGGGCGCCTATATTTTCCACGCTCTGAGCGCGGACGGGCAGGTGCTCGACGCCAGCGCGATCAGCCCAACACCGGGGCAGGTGCTGATCACCGTGCTGTCGCGCGAGGGCTCCGGCGTGCCGGGCGCTGAGCTGCTTTCAACCGTCCTGGCCAAGCTGAGCGACGAGAGCGTCCGGCCGCTGACGGACTACGTCCAGGTGCAGGCCGCTACGGTGGTGCAGTACCAGGTCACCGCAACGCTGTACTTCTACGCAGGCCCCGACCGCGAAGTGATCATGGCCAACGCTCGCGTAGCGCTGGCTGCCTATACCGAGGGGCAGCACCGCCTGGGGCTGGACGTGACCCTGTCCGGCATCTACGCCGCGCTGCATCAGCCCGGCGTGCAGCGCGTGGAGCTGGCCAGCCCCAGCGCCAACCTGGTGATTAACCGCCAGAGCGCTTCCTATTGCACCGCCATCAACCTCACCGATGGTGGCCTCGATGAGTGATCAGCCCAGCCTGCTGCCGCCTAACGCTTCGCCGCTCGAGCGCAAGCTCGAGCAGGCGACGCTGCGGCTCGGCACCATGGCTGTTCCGCTGCGCGACCTCTGGAACCCGGAAACCTGCCCGGCGCGGCTATTACCGTGGCTTGCCTGGACGCTCTCACTCGACAGCTGGCAGCCGTACTGGCCGGAGGCGGTTAAGCGCGCCCGCATCAGCGCCGCGGTCGACATCCAACGCCGCAAGGGCACCGCAAAGAGCGTACGCGACGTCGTGCGCAGCTTCGGCAGCTCCCTGGCGCTGCGCGAGTGGTGGCAAACCGAGCCCATGGGCGCGCCTCACACCTTCGAAGTGGTGCTGACCCTGGGCGGTGGCGTACCCAATACCGCCGCCTATCAGCAGGACATCATCAAGGAGATCGAGCGCACCAAGCCTGTCCGCTCGCACTTCACGCTCACGCTCGGCCTGGCCGCCACTGGAGGCCTCGGCCTGCAGGGTGCCGCTCGGCCAGTCATCTACCGTCGCCTGCAATGCACTGAGGCCCCGTAATGGCACTACCCATCACCATCACCGATGCCGGCCGCGCCGAGATCATCAATGCCCAGAACACCGGCACCGGCCCGGTCACCATTACCGAAATCGGGTTCGGTACCGGCCAATACACGCCTACGAAAACTCGTACGGCGCTGCAGGCGCAGGTCAAGCGCGTGAGCTCGATCGCCGGGCAAGCCGTCGCGGCGGACACCATTCATGTCATGGCTCTGGACGAGAGCTCGGCGGCCTACAACGTCGGCGAGTTCGGCCTGTTCAGCGACAAGGGCACGCTCATTGCGGTCTACTCGCAGCCGGCAGCCTCGGGGTGGATCATCCAGAAGGCCGGCGCCTCCACGTTGCTGCTGGCCACCGACATCATCCTGGAGAGCCTCAACGCAACCAGCATCACCTTCGGCGACATCAGTTTCATTAACCCCCCGGCTACCACGACGGTACAGGGCGTAGTTGAGCTGGCGACGCCGGAAGAAACCCAGGCGGGTACCGACGCCACGCGAGCGGTCACGCCGGCGGGCCTTAAGAGCCTGACGGGTAACACATCTAGGGCTGGGCTTGTTCGGCTAAACGACAGCCTCACCAGTACCAGCACGTCGCAGGCGTTGACGGCAGCCCAGGGCAAGAAGCTGCAGGATGAAAAGCTGGAAAAGACCCGCGTGCAGACGTCGAAAACCGACACCACTGAAGACGCACTGCTGGTGGTCGGCGGCTTCGGGATCGGCGCGCAGGGCGCCGCAGCCCCATCTGATGATCTGGACCTCATCGCCGCCAGCGGCATCTACAACATCAACACGGGCACTCTGAACAAGCCGGGCGTCTCCAGTGGCAGCACCTGTTTGCACATGCGCTACGGCGAGGGCTATGCCGAGCAGCTCGTGCTCTCACGGACAAGCGACAAGATGTTCTTTCGTCGCTGTAATGCAGGCGCTTGGAGCAGCTGGCAGGAACTCTGGCATAGCGCGAACCTGCAGAAGCAGGCCGACGTAGCGGATGCCACCAGCGGAGCGTTACTGACTGTAGGCGCCTTTGGCCTGGGTGGAGCCGCTGTCATTGGCACGTCTGCAGACCTCAACACCTACACAACCGGCGGCAAATTCATCACGCCCAATAGCGGGCTGACCAACATTCCAGCAGGCTGGTCTGCTTCCGTGCGCTATCACCTGGAAGTGATCGGCGGCCCCTCAAATCGCAGCCAGATCCTCATGACCACAGGAGCGGCGCTAGGCTCCACGTTGCAGATAGCCGTGCGATGGCACAATGGCACCGGCTGGTCGACCTGGAGCGAACTGTTTCACAGCGGCAACGTCACGGCATTTGCGAAGGGGCTGCTGGACGATGCCAGCGCGTCAGAAGCCCAGGCCACCCTCGATCTCATCAAGCAGGCCACTTGGGGTGATGCGACCGCAGGGCGGCTGATGACGGTTGGTGCGTTCGGTCTGGGGAGCGGCCAAACGTCAGCCGAAACCGACCTGAACAACCTGACGACACCGGGTTTCTACGGCACCTTGGCATCCGGCGTTTCCAACCTGCCATCGGGTTTCAGCGGGGGGCGCACCGTTGTGCAGTTCATGGGCACCACCACTTATGGCGTACAGCTCGCCTGGGAGGTTGCTAGCGGGACCATGGCGCAATCGCTCTCGTCCTGGAGGCGGATTCGCAGCGGGACCTGGGGGCCGTGGGTCGCGATTCTGAACTCAAGCAACGTCCAGACTGGCCCGATGGATACGACCGCGAAGGCGCTCATGACCGTTGGCGCCTTTGGCTTGGGTGGCCAGGGCGTTGAGGTACCCGGCGATGACTGCAATCAGATCACGGTAAACGGCACTTACCGGATGTCCAGCGCCACAGCGAACGCGTGGCCCTCCAAGCTCTCCGGGGATGTCCTGATTCACGCCGCGTACGCATCGACGTTCGCGTTACAAATCGGAGGGCATCGTGCCGGTAAGGCGTTCATCCGCTACAACTACAGCGGCACTTGGACGAGCTGGGTCGAACTCCTCAACGAGACGCACAGGCAGACCAACGATAAGGATGTCACCAGCGGCGCGCTGCTGACGGTGGGTGCCTTTGGTCTTGGCCCGAGCGGCGCTGCGCTGCCCAACAACGATTGCAACCTAGCCCCGGCCAGCGGCGTCTATGGGCTCAACTCCGGCGCACTCAATTCGCCCTTGAGCGGTTCTGGCCATTCATTGATCCACGCCGCGTACAACACCGACAACGCCTCACAGCTCATGTTTGAGCGGGGCCGCAGCACAATCTATTGGCGTGCAAAATCGGCCGGTACCTGGTCGGAGTGGACCAGCCTCTATCACGGCGGCAACCTGTCGCCGGTCGAAACGTCCCGCCAGGTAATTGCAGGCGGTGGCCTGACAGGCGGCGGCACGTTGGCCGCAGACCGAACCCTGTCATTGGGCACGCCCGGCACCCTGTCAGGAGCCACGACCAATAGCGTCAACTCGACCAGCCATACCCATGCCATTGCGGCGGCCACTGACGCCTTGCGCGGCGTGATCGAGCTGGCCACCGCCACAGAAGTCGCCGCAGGCGACGCCACCCGTGCCGTCACCGGCGCCACACTGATCGCCGGCCTGCTCGGCCTGGGCAATATGGGTGGCTCTGGTTACGTAACGCTTCCATTCCGCGACAGCACCGGTGCCCGGCGCGAGTTCATTTTTCAATGGACCACCACCGGCACCGTCAGCAGCACCATTACGCCCGTTGACGTAACCTGGCCTACCGCATACCCAACGGCGTGCCTGGGCGCCGCCTGCATGGATTTCGGCACGTCACTGACCACCATCAAGAGCTGGAAAGTTATTTCCGACGGCGTGGACAAGGTCGGCGCAAAGGTCATGTTCGCCAACGATGCGGGCAGCGGTGACGGCTACGGTCGCGTATTCAGCTGGGGTTATTGAGGAGCAGTACGATGAGGATTTATTTCAGCGCCAGCAGCAACGGCTTCTATGACGGCGCCCTGTTCGGCAACCGCACCCACCTCGTCCCAGATCCTGACTGGGTACGGCCTACCGTCGAGGTCCTGCTGCAGCCAGGCGAAGAGGCCGTAGCCGACGGCGAGACCGTGTTCAACGATACCGACGAGCCGTTGCCACTGCTCCTTCCAGATATGAGCATCGAGGCGCCGCTGGTGGAGGTTGCCAACCCCGACTGCAAGCTACCGGATGACGCCGTTGAAATCACCGCGGCCCAGCGCGACGAGCTGCTCGCGGGCGTCTCGCAGTTCCGCCGAATTGCGGCCGATGACAGCGGTTATCCGATCCTGCTCGACCTGCCAGGGCCAAGCGCCGCTGAGCGGCTCAAGCGCCTGCTGGACACAGTCGATGACGCAGCTGACCGCGCCCGCTATGCCGTCGCCGGTGATCCGCTGCGCGCGGTGGAGTACGACCGCGCCCGCCTCGAAGCCGAGCAGTTCGCTGCAGCGGACTTTCAGGGTGAAGTGCCGCCCATGGTTGCTGCCTGGGCTATCGGCGGTCGCACCGCCCAACAGGCAGCGCAGAGCATCATCGCCGAGGCCACCCAGTACACCGCCGCGCTGATCGCCCTGCGCGAAACGCGCCTGGCGGCGAAAGAGCAGGTTCGCGCGCTGATGGATGCCGGCGAGGCCGAGCAGGCGCAGGAGGTGGTCGTGCACACCATTGCCGCGATCGAGGCAGCCGTCGCCGGTATCGGCAACAACGCCAGCTGATCACCAACCACCACAAACAAGCCCCGTCTCGGCGGGGTTTTTCATGCCCGCCCTGTACCACTCCCCGCTACACACCCCACCGCGTGCGCCCCTTGCGCGCGCGCGTCACCCTTGAGGCTCACTGATCCGGCAACGCCGCAGGAGCCGCCCCGCATGTCGACCGAATACCATCACGGCGTCCGCGTCCTCGAAATCAACGAGGGCACGCGACCCATTCGTACCGTCTCCACCGCCGTCGTCGGCATGGTCTGCACCGCCAGCGATGCCGACGCCACCGCCTTCCCGCTCAACAAGCCCGTGCTGCTCACCGACGTGCTCACCGCCTCCGGCAAGGCCGGGGAGGGCGGCACCTTGGCGCGCAGCCTGGATGCCATTGCCGACCAGGCGTCGCCCGTCACCGTCGTGGTGCGCGTGGAAGAGGGCGCGGATGAGGCGGAAACCACCTCCAACCTCATCGGCGGCGTCACCGCCGGCGGGCAGTACACCGGCATGAAGGCCCTGCTGGCGGCCGAGGCCCAGCTGGGCGTCAAGCCGCGCATCCTCGGTGTGCCGGGGCTGGATAGCCTGGCCGTCACCACTGAACTGGCAGCCACCGCCGAGAAGCTGCGCGCCTTCGCCTATGCCAATGCGTTCAACTGCGAGACCGTGAGCGAGGCCATCGCCTACCGCGACGGCTTCGGCGCCCGCGAGCTGATGCTCATCTGGCCGGACTTCATCAACTGGGACACCGCCACCAACGCCGATGCCCCGGCCGCAGCCGTCGCCCGCGCCCTGGGCCTGCGCGCCAAGCTGGACCAGCAAGTGGGCTGGCACAAAACCCTCTCCAACGTGCCGGTCAACGGCGTGTCTGGGCTGAGCAAGGACGTCTACTGGGACCTGCAAAACCCCGCCACCGACGCCGGCCTGCTGAACGCCAACGAGGTCACCACTCTGATTCGTCGGGAGGGCTTCCGCTTCTGGGGCTCGCGCACCTGCAGCGCCGACCCGCTGTTCGCCTTCGAGAACTACACCCGCACCGCCCAGGTGCTGGCCGACACCATGGCCGAGGGGCACTTCTGGGCCGTGGACAAGCCCATGCACGCCAGCCTGGTGCGCGACATCGTCGAGGGCATCAACGCCAAGTTCCGCGAGCTGATCCGCGGCGGCTACCTGCTCGGCGGCGAATGCTGGTTCGACCCGGCCGCCAACGACAAGGACACCCTCAAGGCTGGCAAGCTCTTCCTGGACTACGACTACACCCCCGTGCCGCCGCTGGAGGACCTGATGCTCCGCCAGCGCATCACCGATCGCTACCTGGTCGACTTTGCCGCCGGCATCAAAGCCTGACCCCATTCAACCCGCGCGGCCACGGCCGCGCCGTAGGAGAGCCCAGCCATGGCCCTGCCCAAGAAACTCAAGCATCAAAACCTGTTCAACGAAGGCGAGAGCTTCGTCGGCCAATGCGGGACCCTCACCCTCCCGACGCTGGCTCGCAAAATGGAAGCCTGGCGCGGCGGCGGAATGGATGGCCCCGTCAAAGTCGACATGGGTCACAGCGACGACGGCATTCAGCTCGAATGGACCATCGGCGGCTGGGGCCTTTCTGTCCTGCGCCAGTTCGGTGCCGTGCGGGCTGACGGCGTGATGCTGCGCTGGGCAGGCTCGATTCAGCGTGACGACACCGCCGAGATCAGCGCCGTCGAGGTGGTTGTCCGTGGCCGGCACGAAGAGATCGACTTCGGTGATTCCGAACCCGGCGAAGACACCGAGCACTCCATCACCACCACCTGCAGCTACTACAAGCTCAGCGTGGACGGCAACGTCGAGATCGAGATCGACCTGCTCAACTTCATCTTCGTCGTCAACGGTGAAGACCGCCTCGCCGAGCACCGCGCGGCCATCGGCCTGTAACTCGTGCACGGCCAACGCCCACCCTTTCGTAACCCGCCGGCGCCGAGCGCGCCGGAACCCAAGGAGCACCCCATGAGCAAGCCCACCCATAGCGACCCCATCGTCCTCGAGCAAGCCATCAAGCGCGGCGAGGGCAAGCCCATCACCGAGATTACCCTGCGCAAGCCGGCCTCCGGCGAGCTGCGGGGCCTCAAGCTCGGCGACCTGATCAACGGCGACGTGTCGGCCACCATCCGCCTGGTACCGCGCATCAGCCAGCCGAGCCTGACCGAGCAGGAAGCCGCCGCCCTGGACCCCGCCGACCTGCTGGCCTGCGCGGATGCCGTAGCGGGTTTTTTGCAGAAGAAGGGTGCGGAATCCCCCGCAGCGTAGATGACGTCATGGCGGACATCGCCCTGGTCTTCCACTGGGGCCCGGAGCAGATGAACGCCATGCCCTTGCATGAACTGATGGACTGGCGCGAGCGCGCCCGCGAACGATGGGAACGCACGCATGGCGCGGGATCTAAACCTTAAGGTCAACCTCCAGGCCCTGGACAACGCCACCAAGCCCATGCGCTCGGTGTTCGTCGGTGCCCAGGGCCTGGGCCGATCGCTGCGCGACGCCCGCAGCGACCTCAAGCACCTGCAGGCCCAGCAGAAAGACGTCAGCTCGTTCCGCACCCTCAAGGGCGCGTCGGAGCAAACCGGCGCCGCCATGCAGGCCAACCGCGAGCGCGTCAAGGCGCTGTCTCGCGAGCTGGCCAGCACCAGCACGCCGACCAAGACGCTCACCCGTGATTTCCAGAGCGCGGTCCGCCAGGGGCACGCCCTCAAGCAGAAGCACAACGAACAGCAGCGCGAACTCCAGGGCCTGCGCAGCAAACTGGGCGAGGCGGGCATCAGCACTCGCAACCTCGGCCAGCATGAGCGCGACCTGCGCACCAAGGTCAACCAGACCAACCAGGCGATAGCCGAGCAGGAAGGGCGGCTGAAGAAGCTCACCGCCCAGCAGAAGCGCCTCGGCCAGGCCAAGGAACAGTACGAACGCACCTCGGCGCTGGCTGGCAGCATGGCCGCCACCGGCGCCGGCGGGCTGGCCTCCGGTGGCGGCATCCTCTATGCCGGCGCCCGGCTGATGGCCCCCGGCGTACAGTTCGACGCCGACATGAGCAAGGTTCAGGCCCTCACCCGGCTGGACAAGGGCGACGAGCAGCTCGCCGCCATGCGCGCCCAGGCACGCCAGCTGGGCGCCGAGACCATGTTCAGTGCAACCGATGCCGCCCAGGGGCAGGGCTTCCTGGCCATGGCCGGCTTCAAGCCCGAGGACATCATCGCCGCCATGCCCGGCATGCTGGATCTCGCCAAGGCCGGCGACAGTGGCCTGGCGGAAACAGCAGACATCGCCTCCAACATCCTCACCGGCTTCAACCTCAAGGCCTCCGAAACCGGGCGCCTGGGTGACGTGCTGGTGGGCGCTTTCACCCGCTCCAACACCAGCCTGCAGATGCTGGGCGAAACCATGAAGTACGCCGCACCGGTGGCGGCAAGCGTCGGGCAGGACATCGAGACCGTCGCCGCCATGGCCGGCAAGCTGGGCGACGCCGGCATCCAGGGCAGCATGGGCGGTACCGCGCTGCGCGCTATCCTCAACCGCCTGTCCGCACCGCCGAAGGCCGCCGCCAAGGCACTGGACACGCTCGGCATCAGCGCCGTCGACGCCCAGGGCAACCTGCGCGACATGCCAACCATCCTGCAGGAGATCTACCAGAAGACGCGCAACATGGGCGACGCCGAGCGCGCCGGGCTGCTCAAGGGCATCGCCGGCGAGGAAGCGGTCGCCGGCATGCAGGTGCTGGTGGCACAGGCCGGCAGCGGCGCCCTGCAGGAGTTCATCGGCACCCTGCGCCAGACACAGGGCGAGGCCCAGCGCACCGCCAAGGTCATGGGCGACAACCTGGTGGGCGACCTCGACGAGCTGTCGTCGGCCTGGGAGGACCTGGGCATCCAGCTCCAGGAACAGCAGAACGGCCCGCTGCGCGACGTGACGCAGACGCTCGCCAGCGTGGTCGGCAGCGTGAAGAACTGGATCGTCGAGAACCCCAAGCTGGCGGCGAACCTGGTCAAGACCGCCGCCGGCGTCGGCCTGCTGATGGCCGGCATGGGCGGGCTCACCCTGGCGATTGCCAGCGTCCTCGGCCCCTTCGCCATGGTCCGCTACGGCATGATGCTGTTCGGTATCCAGGGCGGCGGGCTGGCCAGTACGCTGTTCAACCTGGGCAAGACGGCGCTGCCGCTGGTGGCCACCGGGCTACGATTGGTCGGTGCCGCGGCAATGGCCAATCCGGTCGGCGTGCTGATCGGCACGCTCGCCCTGGGCGCTGCGCTGATCTACGCCAACTGGAGCCGCGTGGGGCCTTTCTTCCTCGGGCTTTGGACGGAGATCAAAGAGGGCGTCGCCGGCGGCCTGGCCGGCATCGGCGCGCTGTTACTCAATTTCAGCCCGCTGGGCCTGCTGTATCGCGCATTCGCCGGCGTGATGAGCTACTTCGGCGTGGACCTGCCGAGCAAGTTCAGCGAGTTCGGCGGCAACATCATCCAGGGGCTGATCAACGGCTTCACCAACATGTTCCCCAACCTGAGCGCGGCCATCAGTGGCGCGGCGAACAGCGTGATCAGCACCTTCAAGGGGCTGCTGGGCATCCATTCGCCGTCCCGCGTGTTCGCCGGGCTCGGTGGCGACACCATGGCAGGCCTCGAGCAGGGTCTTGCGGCCGGGGAGGGCGGCCCGCTGTCACAGCTGGCCGATACCGCCAAGCGCATGACCGCCGCCGGCGCGGTGGCTGTGGGCATTGGCGCCGCTGCGCCCGGCATGGCTGCCGCTGACCTGCCCTCGATCGACAGCCGTCCACCGCTGGCAGCACGTGCGCCGGCCGCAGCCGTGCAGAGCGCGCCGGCCAACATCACCATCCACGTCCACGCCGCACCGGGGCAAGACGCCAATGCCATCGCCCGCGCCGTAGCCGCCGAGCTCGACCGCCGCGAGCGCGAGAAGGGCGCGCGTGCCCGCTCATCCCTATACGACCAGGAGTAACGGACCATGATGATGGCCCTCGGCATGTTCGTCTTCAGCCTGGAGACCTTGGCCTACCAGGAATTCCAGCGCCAGACAGAGTGGCGCCACGGCTCCACCAGCCGCATCGGCACCAACCCCGCGCGCCAGTACCTGGGCCGGGGGGACGACAGCATCACCCTGCCGGGCGTGCTGCTGCCGGCGCTGGCCGGCAGCCAGCTCAGCCTGGATGCCCTGCGTACCATGGCCGACACCGGCAAGGCCTGGCCGCTGGTGGAAGGCACCGGGAAGATCTACGGCACCTGGGTGATCGAGAGCTTGAGCGAGACGCGCACGCTGTTCTTCCGCGACGGCCAGGCGCGGCGCATCGAATTCACCCTGGCACTCAAGCGCATCGATGATGGCCGCGTGGACATGCTCGGCAGCGCCATCAGCGCGGGCGGCAACATCCTGCGGGGGCTGCTGCGGTGATCGACACCCTGCTGGAACAAGGCAAAGGCCTGCTCGGCCAGGCCGTCAGCCAAGCCCAGGGCATCGCCCAGCAGGCGGCGGACGCCTACCGCGAGGCCACCGCTTACCCGAGCCCCATCTGCCGCGTGGTAGTCAACGGGCAGGACATCACCGAGGCGGTCGAGCAGCGTCTGATCAGCATCGAGCTCACCGACAATCGCGGCATGGAGGCCGACCAGCTCACCATCACTCTGTCGGACCACGACGGCCTGCTGGCCATCCCGCCACGCGGCGCCACCGTCAGCCTCTGGCTGGGCTGGAGCGACACCGGCCTGGTCAGCAAGGGCAGCTACACCGTGGACGAAACCGAGCACAGCGGCGCGCCGGACGTGCTCAGCATCCGCGCCCGCAGCGCGGACCTGCGCGAAGGCCTCAAGGCCAAGAAGGAACGCAGCTGGACCGGCCAGACCCTCGGCGCCATCATCCAGACCGTTGCCGCCGCCCACGGCCTGAGCCCCGTCATCAGCGCCGCACTCAGCCTCATCGAGCTGGCCCACCTGGACCAGGCCAACGAATCCGACGCCAACCTCATCACCCGCCTGGGCCAGCAGTTCGACGCCATCGCCAGCGTCAAGGCCGAGCGCCTGCTGTTCATGCCGGCCGGCAAATCCACCACCGCCAGCGGCGCGGCGCTGCCGCATATCACCCTGACCCGCGCCGACGGCGACCAGCACCGCTTCCTCCAGGCCGACCGCGACAGCTACAGCGGCGCGCGGGCCTACTACTACGAGCTCGGCAGCGCCGAGAAGAAAGAGGCCATCGCCGGCGCCGGCGACAACCTCAAGGACCTGCGCCACACCTACGCCGACCAGGACAGCGCCCTGCGCGCCGCCCGCGCCGAATGGTCCCGCCTGCAGCGCGGCGCCGCCACGCTCAGCTACACCCTGGCCAAGGGCCGCCCGGAGCTGATCCCGGAACTCACCTACAGCCTGGTGGGCGTGAAGGCGGAGATCGACGCCATCGTCTGGCTCGGCGCCAACGTGCGCCACAGCTTCACACCGGACAGCTACACCACCGCCCTGGAGCTGGAATCCAAGCTGCCGGATGCGGATGACGTTGCCGAACTGGCCGAGCAGGGCAGCTACACCGGCGTGCTGGCCTGGTACCGCGACGAGAAGACCGGTAAGCAGCACAAGCTCACCGAGGGCGACCAGACGCACCCCAAGCGCCTGGCGCACCTGTACGCCGAAAAGAGCAGCGCCCAGCGCGCCGTGGAGCGGGAATGGAAGCGGATACAGGCCAAGGCGTAGCCCGAATCGCTTGGGCAAGCCTGGTTTCAAAGGCGGCATGTTCATCGACTGTTTTAGGGACTCGATCCGCGAATAGGAAAACGCTCTTATGTGGCTTGGATCGCTCCCAAGCCTCAAACCGTATCTCCGACCCGCAAACGTATAGTCGGCATGGGAGGTTGAATGCGGCTTCGATTTTTTCAAGATATCGGTCCATCTGGAACGTCCTCATCAAGGTTGAATCCACAGCCTAATCCAGCTGAAAAGGGCCTTTTTTCCGAACTTTCCCATTTTCCAAAACCCGGCCCATGGCCGGGTTTCTGCTGCCTACTCCGGCACCCGCGCCAACGCATCCAGCAGTCGCAAAAGGTGTTGCTGATCTTTGAATGAAAGCAGCCGGAATAGCCGCAGCACTTCGCGTTCCTTGGGCGTGATGGGGCTGTGGGGCGGGGTAGTGTTACTGCTCATTGAGTTACTCCTGTAGGTACGAACCCTGAACCTACCCCCGCTTCCTGAGAACCCAAGCCGACCCCGATCAGCTGCGTACCGCGATCAGCTCATCCCAGTTGGTCGTATAGCTGCGGCTCTTCATATCACGGCGCATGCCCCAGTCCGGCTCGGCCGGCACTCGGCCCAGGCGCACGGTACCGCGCCCCTCGCGTTTATTGATCTCGTCCAGCACGCTCATCAAGCGTTCAGCGCCGCGCCGCGGTGCCGGGGCGAAGAGGTCGGGCGTTACCTCGCCGCGCTGGCTCAGATCGAGCAGCAGCACCGCGCATTTGGAGTAGGCGTAGCCCGGTCGATAGATCTGCCGCAGGCCGTGCAGGGCTATGGCCAGCAGCTCCCGTGTATCGTCGCTCGGCGTGGGCAGGGCGCAGGTTGTGGTGCCGGCGTAACGGGGCAGGTCGGGGTTGTGGTACTGCGTCTGCAGCGTCACCTGCAGCGCACCGCATAGGGATTGCTGCTGGCGTAGCTTCTCGGCGGCGCGGGTCACGTAGGTGGCCATGGCCTCCTGAATGGGCGCAAGGTCGCGCAGCTTGTGGCCGAACATCTTGCTGGAGCAGATCGCCTGTTTAGGCGGCGGCCCCTCGTTGAAACCGATGCAGCTGATACCGCGCAGCTCGCGCGCGGTGCGCTCCAGGGTCACGCCGAAGGTTTTGCGCAGCGTGCCGATGTCGTATTGGGCCAGGTCCCAGGCGGTTTCGATGCCCAGCGGGCGCAACCGTGCGGCCAGGCGCCGGCCAACGCCCCATACCTCGCCCACGGCAGCCAGGCGCAGCAGCCGTTCCTGCCGGGCGGGGTCGGTCAGGTCCACCACGCCGCCGGTGGCTGGCCAGTTCTTCGCGGCCCAGTTGGCGAGTTTCGCCAGCGTCTTGGTGGTGCTGATGCCCACGCCCACTGGCATGCCCACCCATTGCAGCAGCCGCGAGCGGATGCGCTTGCCATATTCGGTCAGGTCCTCGCGCACGCCGGTCATGTCGCCCCAGGCCTCGTCGATCGAATATACCTCGATCCCCGGCAGCATGCTGGCCAGCACCGTCATCACACGGTTGCTGATGTCCGCGTACAGCGTGTAGTTGCTCGAACGCACCACCACGCCGGCGGCGGCGAGCTGGTCACGCACTTGGAAGAAGGGCGCGCCCATGGCAATGCCCAACTGCTTCACCTCGCTGGTGCGGGCGATCACACAGCCATCGTTGTTCGACAGCACCACCACTGGCCGGCGCTTGAGTTCCGGCTGGCAGATGCGTTCGCAGCTGCAATAGAACGAGTTGCAGTCGATCAGCGCGAAGATGGGCATCAGCGCCCCACATAGCTGATGACCCAGCGCACCATGCCGAATATCTCGACCAGCTCTTCCAGCTCCAGGTTGATCGGGGCGGCGAAGGGGTGCGCTGCCTTGAGCACCAGGCGCCCGTCCGCGTCTTCGGTCAGCAGCCGCACCCGGTACTGGCTTTCACCATCCAGGCCGACAACAACGTAGCAGTCCGGCGTGCAGCGGGCGGAGCGGTCCACCACCAGGCGATCGCCGGGGTACATGCCAAAGCCCAGCAGGCTGTCATCGTCGACCCTCACCACCCACACCTGCGGCGCGCCGAGGCCCACCAGGCTGTCCAGCGACAGGCTGCTTTCCTTCTCGTCCTCGGCGGGCGACTGAAAGCCCGTGATGCGCAGCTCGGCCGCCTCCGGCAGCAAGTGCCGCAACCGATCCTCGCGGCCCAGAATGGTCAACGTCATAGAGCAACTTCCGTAAAATACTGTATGCCTATACAGTAAAACGAAAGAGACCCCTCGCGGTCAATCGAGAAGACGCGCGCGATGACCGGAGGTAACCATGTGCGGTGGCGTTGAAGCGAGAGACGCAGAGAAGGCCTACAAGGTCTACTTCCCCAGCCCCAAGGCCGCCTTCCCGGTGATGCTCGAGGGCGGCGAGGCGTTGGGCTGGGTCACCTGGGGCCGCCGCCGCGAAGAGCCCGGCCAAGGCCCGCAAGGCGGCTGGGCAAGGCCAGCCCGACGAGAAGGGCAAGAAGCAATCCCACTGGTTCGACATGCCCGAAGGCTACGCCCTGGATTGCTTGGTACTAGGGGAAGGAGAGCAACGGCGTGTGTATGTGATTACCAGCACGCCGCCGGAGGAGTACTCATGGATTCATGATCGGTGGCCGATGGTGAAAAGCCTACAGTAAGGTGGCCCCTCAATTATCCTCTTCCAATTGCGACGCTGCGAATGCGCGACGTGCTTCTGCTATGGCCTTAGCTGAATACTCATTCGCTTGGGAATGTTCCAATATTTGGCGTGCTTGTTCGACCGCGCTAAGGGGAGGAATCCTATTTGCCATTATAGCATTATGCGCTCTCGTCAGCGCGTCAGAATCGTTAAAACTACCCGCACTCAGCCTCAACCCCTCGCTTAAGCTGTTAGCCTTTGCAATCGAAGCAGACAAGGCACCTCTAGTTACTGATTCTTTCTTATTTTTATTTTTTTCTTGTTCTAGCGCCTCGGTTGCTGCGCTAAGCAAACTTTCAAGGCTCGCTATCTTGCTCTTTAATGCTGCAATTTCTTCATCCGATTGGATGGAAGTTGAAGCAAAAAGTCCTTGTAAGTCCAAGAGGTCGGACTTTGTCGCTGACAGTTCGGCCTCCTTTGCGTCAAAGTTCGACTGAAGATCAACAACAGTAGTTTCAGCTAGTTTCCTTTCGGTGGAGGCGAGCTCAACCTTTTTTGCCAATTGAGCCAGAAGGTCTTCGTCACGTTCTTTCGTTTGTTTAGCCCTATCAAGACTGGCATCTTTGCGGTCTAACTCAGCTTGCAAGTTGCTTATTTTAGATCTAAGGGGCAGGATTTCCGCATCAATATCCTCACGCGTCATAGGCATAAGTTTTTCTGCGTGGTTTCGCGCTTCCTTTGCGCGCCGCTTTTGCGAAAGACTATATTTCATTGCCCATCTAGCGGGATGCGGATAGATCAGGATATAAGCAAGTGCAGCGCCTAGCGGAGCACCTATGCCCCATAAGAGCACTGCTTCTAAATCGGGGAAAATATTATTCTTTATAAATCCTATTTTCACCCAAGGTTTTGAATCTGAGAAAATCACTATAAAGAACTGGTAATTAATGATTGCCCAAGAAATAGCGAATGCGCCACTCAGTGGGCTTGTTAGTCGGTCTTTGAATTGCTGTTGAATGGCTCCGAAAAACTCAGACATATTTGCCTCGAAGACTCAATTGTCCAAAAAAGAATTGCAGTGCTACTGGTTGGTTGGTGGTGGCCGCACTCATAAGCTCTGTCTTAAATGCCGCAGAATTTTAAGCCAGAGTCGATAACTTTCCCGACACTAGCTTTGGTGCCCGGAATGCTTTTGCTCTCGGCCCACACTTGCTCCAGCGGCTCCAGCCCCAGCTGCCGCGCCTTCGCGTTAGCCGGACCGTTCAACCCATACATCCGCCCCGTTTCCGGATCGGTCACCACCACGGCTTTGCCAGGCAAGCACTGCAGGTGCATCTCCTCCGGTACGAAGGGCCAAGCGTCACCGAAATCTTCGGCGCTGATCAGCTTGGGCGGGGCGGCGAGGGCGAGCGGGGCGGCCAGCAGCAGGCCGAGGAAGAGGTTGCGCATAGGACGCTCCTTGTCTGGTAGTAGTGAGGGTCAGCGGCTACGGGTGCCGGTGATGATGAACGGCACGTCGGCATCGCTGCGGATGGTCAGCGCCTGCAGGTAGTCGATTGGTATCACCGAGGTGCCGTTCTCGAAGCGCTTCTGCTGGTAGTCGGTGATGCCGGCGAGGTGGGCCAACTCGTGAACGGCCAGGCCGAGGCGGTTGCGTTCTTCAGCCAGGCGGGCGCCGAAGGCGTCATCAAGGGGCTGTTCGATGTGCATAGGTTGCTCCTTGTAGGTGACGTTACGGACAAATGCTCTCGCAGGGGATGCCGTCGTTGTCGCGGTCGAGACGGCGGTTGCCGCACTGCTTAAGGTGGAAGCGAGCTTCTTCACAGCTCGTCATCTGGCCGCAAGTCTTGCGAGGCGAGCAGCTGTACTTCGCGCTTTTCGAGGCGTCTGCGAGTAGTGGGGCGGCGTTGTACGGCGACACCACTCCGGTTTTTATTCCTTTCCGCCAGTCCCATGGTGCAACGCGCTCTGCTTCCGGTAGCGCCCACAGGCCGCGCTTCGCCTTGCGTGCTTCGTCTTCGACAGCAAGCAACGAGCGGTCACGGTTGTACTGGCGGTAGACCCATGCCGCGCCGCGCCTCACCAGTTCCTTGTTGACGTCCACTCCATCCACGAAGACTCGGCCCACGATTCGGCCGTAGCGGTCTTTTTCCTGGGATTCGATGGTGGTTCGTTTGCCGAACGCGAGCTCCGAGAGGGCCTGACGGGCACGAGTCCCATAGGGCTGGGCGCGCTCAGGCGTGTCGATCTCTGCGAGTCGTATCTTCAGCTGCTGTTTCGACTCGGTAAGCAGGGTGAGGGTATCGCCATCGGCGATTGCCACAACTTTCCCTGTCAGGGTTTCAGCGAGCGAGAAACCAGTAAATGCAGCAGCCAACAAAAAGAGTACAGCGCGGAACATCCCTTTCCTTCCCCCTAGAAACCAGCGCAGATGCTGGCGTGTAGCAGCCGGAAAAGATCAGCTGTCGCTGTCCTTTCTCGTTGTGTATTTGCCCGCTGTTTCGGCCAGCGCTGATGCCATCCGCCGGAACGTGGCGCGGTCGCTATCTTCCATCGCCCGGTATTGGTTCAACAGCGTGGATTCATCCTCGGCGAGCCTGCTTTCGTTAAGCCCACTACGGATACCTGTGAGGACGTAGAGCACGTCAACGCCAACGGACGCGACGGCTTCCAGGTATGCGGCGTCCGGGTTGCGCTCACCTTTTTCATAGTTGAACTGGCTGTTCTTAGAGACACCGGCGACAAACGCAAACTCGGTTTGGCTCATACCGAGACGTTCGCGTTCCTCCTTAAGACGATCACCTAATCCCACAAATGTCTCCATTAGGCGTTGACAGTACCCGTAACGTGGGAAATACTGCGCCTGAAATCACACGAAACCACACGAATCTGAACTATGCCGAACGGATACCCCAGCGAGCAAGCACGCGCCGCTGCGCGCGAACGCCTCAGCAAGCTCGGCCTGAGCGCCAAGGAGTGGGCTGAACGCAACGAACTCAGCCCCTCCACTGTTTACGCCGTGCTGAACGGTCAGCAGAAATGCCTGCGTGGCGAAGCCCACCGCGCCGCCGTGCTGCTGGGCATCAAGGAAGGCGTTGTCCCGGATGCGCCGGAGCAGTACGGCCGCCGCAAGACCGACATCGGCACCGTGATTCCAAAGTAATGGCAACGGCCCCAGCGAGAAACCAGAACATGAAGCGCGCGATCCTAGAAACCCGCCGCCAGATGATGAGTGCCGTGGTGTGCGCCTACCCGGGCGGCCGCGAGTGCGCTGCTGCGCGCCTGGGGCTGGACCTGAAGAAGTTCGACAACCATCTCTACGAGAGCGCCGGCAGCCGCCCGCTGAGCGACGAGCAGGTGCACCTGCTCGAGCAGCAGGCCGGTACCAGCCACTTTCCAGAATATGTCGCTGCAATGTACGGCGGCGTGTTCGTACCGGATGCCAACCCGGTCGACCTGGACAACGTGGAGCTCTACGAGCGCTCGATTCGCACCGCCGTTCTGCGCGGCACCGTGGACCAGCTGCTGGCCGAGGCGCTGGCAGACGGCGAGATCGACGAGGCCGAGCGCAAGTTGCTGCTGGCCGCACACCGCCGCCACATGGCCGCGCGGCACGTGGAGATCAACGCGGTGATCGTGCTGCACCAGGTGAAAACGGCCCAGCAGGGCTGAACAGCAGTCGGCGCCTTGGGCGCCAGTATTCACCGGCCCAGGCCGGAGCCGCGACTGGCGGCGGGGGAGGAAGATGTGAGCGTTGCCCATAACGGTGGTTACAAGTGCCTTTGCCCAGCCTGCGGGAGCCGCATGCGCATCCGCAATAGCGAAGCGCAGACGCCGACCTACAAGACCATGTACGCGCAGTGCCTGAACATCGCCTGCGGTGCGACCTACAGCGGCTCGCTGAGCTGGGATTACGCCCTGAGCCCCTCCGGCCTGGACCAGCCCCGCGTGGTGCTGCCTGTTGCGCCTTCGGTGCAACGCATGCAGGCGCTGCGCGACAGCCGCCCGAAAACCGACCAACTCGACCTGCTTGACCACATAGAACCGGAGGTAGCACACGCATGAACACCATCACTGCTGTAACCAACACAGCATGCGACGCCCAGGAGTACCGCAGCAGCATGCAACTGGCGGCACTTCACTTCCTGCAACGCCACCAGGGCGAGCACCTGACCGACGACGGCAAGCTGTTCGAGCGCGGCGTGCAGTACCTGGTCAACGCCATGGATGTGCCGGCCTTCATGGCCGACCGCCTGGTGCACCTGGCCATGAGCGAGCTGGATTGCCTGAAGCGCCCGGTGATCGGCATCGACTACGGCACGGAGGATTCGTCGACCGTGGGTCTGGTGCATTTTCTGACGGGCGAAACGGTATTAATCCCATGCCGCCACTTGCCGGCGCGGCTCCAGCCGCCCGCGGCGCCCCTGGCTGCAGCAGCCACTTACTGATCACCCCTTGAACTGACCCATTCCCATGCCCGCCTTTGCGCGGGTAGGGGAAAGTTGCGCCCGAACGGTGGCCCCATGAGCACGAACCTTTCCATTGAAATACAGCTGAATGCCTTGCAGGCAGAGGCTTACCTGCGCTGGCTCACCAGCCAGTACGAGCAGCTGATGGCGGCATGCTGGTATGACGACAAATACCGCTACACGCCCCAGGGCCTGCGCGGCAAACGCATCCTCGAGGACCACCCGCACATCGCCGGGCTGAACCGCACTATGCGCGAGCTGGTGAAGCAGGTCGGGGAGGTGCGGTCATGAGCACGCCCATGCCGGCCTGTGAGGCCCTGGCGGCTGACCCGGCGCGTTACATCTTCAAGCAGCTGCTGAGCGACCTGAAGGAAGCCGACCTTTACGACGAGAAACACCGCATGGTCACCCGCATCGGGGGCTATTTGGCCGCCTTGATGGAATGCGACGTCATCACGGTCGAGCAATCGCGGGTGCTGCGCAACGAGACCCGCGTCTTCATGTGGGGGCCGGAAGCATGAAATCCATGCCCCACGAAATCCGCACCGAGGTGCTGGCCCGCCTGGAACGCGACTACGGCCTAAAGCATCGCGGCGGCACGCAGTACATGCGCGGCGGCGTGTGCCCCAGCTGTGGCAAGAAAGAGTTGTTCAGCCGCCACGACGAGCCTTGGTTCATCAAGTGCGGCCGCGAGAGCAAGTGCGGCGAGCAGTGGCACGTCAAGGAGCTGTTCGATGACCTGTTCGACGACTGGAGCAAGCGCGCACCGGCGACGAAGGATGACCCGGTTGCGACGGCGAAAAGCTACCTGCAGCACGCTCGCGGCTTTCACCTGGAACTGATCGAAGGCTGGTACACACAGGAGAGTTTCTGGCACCCGGAATTGCGCATCGGCAGCGCGACCGTGCGTTTCCCGTTGGAGCAGGGCGGTTACTGGGAGCGCCTGATCGACCGTCCGCACCGCTTCGGCAAGCTGAAAGCCCGGTTTACCAAAGGCCAGTCGCCACGCGGCTACTGGTGGTGCCCGCCGAGCCTGGACCTGCTTGAGGTCAGCGAACTGTGGATCGTTGAGGGCATCTTCGACGCCATCAGCCTGCTGCACCACGACATAGACGCCGTATCGGCCATGAGCTGCAACGTGTTCCCTGCGGAGTCGCTTAAGGCGCTGGCCAAGGCTCGCGTGGACGCCGGTAAAAAGCTGCCCCGGCTGGTATGGGCGCTGGATAACGACCCAGCTGCGCACAAGTACACCCGCCGTTGGGTCAAGCAGGCCCGTGAGCTGGGCTTTACCTGCGAGGCCGCGCAGATCCCGCAGCGCGACCGCAAGGCCGACTGGAACGACTTGCACCAGCGCTGGATGTTCCTGGACGAAGACAGGCGCGCCGAGCAGGTGGCGGCGGACCTGAAGGAAGCCCGCCACCAGGGTGCTCTGCTAATCGCCGAAACCGCAGCCGAGAAGGCTCTGCTGATGTACGAGTGGCGTAAGCGGCATGAATTCCACTTCGGCTTCGGCAACCGCATGTACTGGTTCAAGCTGGATATGGAGAAGTTCAACAAGGCAATGCTGGCCCTCGAGAGCAGCGAGAACCACGACGACAAGCTGCTCAACGATCGGCAGATGACCGAGAAGGCCTTGAGTGAGAGCGGCGGTGTGGTGGAGATCGCCAACTGCTACCCCCAGGCCCTGTACTTCCAGCGCAACGAGATCACCGACGAGTCCTGGTACTACTTCCGCGTGGACTTCCCGCACGACGAGCCCACCGTGCGCAACACCTTCACCGGTGGCCAGGTGGCGGCGGCGAGCGAGTTCAAGAAGCGCCTGCTGGGCATGGCCGCCGGCGCGGTGTTCACCGGTACCGGCGCCCAGCTCGACAAGATCATGAAGGACCAGCTCTTCGCGCTGAAAACCGTCAAGACCATCGACTACATCGGCTACAGCAAGGAGCACGGCTGCTATGTGTTCGGCGACCTGGCCGTGCGCGGCGGCGTGGTCGAGCAGGCCAACAGCGAGGACTATTTCGAGTTCAAGCAGCTGCGCCTGAAGACGCTGCAGAAAAGCATCCGCCTGGAAATCGCCCGTACCGACGAGGGCTACCGCGTGGAGTGGCTCGACTGGTTGTGGACGTGCTTCGGCACCCAGGGCATCGTCGCCCTGGCGTATTGGTTCGGCTCGCTGTTCGCCGAGCAGATCCGCGAGGAGTACCAGAGCTTTCCCTTCCTGGAAGTGACGGGCGAGGCCGGCGCGGGCAAGTCTACGCTGCTGATGTTCCTCTGGAAGCTGTTCGGCAGGCCGGACGAGGAGGGCAAGGACCCTTCGAAAATGTCCAAGGCCGGCCTGCGCCGCTGGATGGGCCAGGTCTCCGGCATGCCGCTGGTACTGCTCGAGGCCGACCGCAGCGACAACGACCGTGGCGCCGCCAAGGCCTACGACTGGGACGAGCTCAAGCCGCTCTTCAACGGCGGCACCCTGGGCGTGACGGGCGTGAAGACCGCCGGTAACGAAACCTACGAGCCACCGTTTCGCGGTGCCATCGTCATCAGCCAGAACGCTACCGTGGCGGCCAGCGAGGCGATCCTCACCCGTATCGTCAAGCTGCACTTCGTGCGGCCCCAAGTCACCACGGCCAGCCGCGCCGCGGCCGACAACCTCAACCACCTGAGCGCGATGAACGTCAGCCACTTCCTGCTGATGGCCACCCGGGCCGAAGCCAAGGTGCTGGAAACCTTCCGCGCCCAGGTGAAGGTGCACGAGCAGGCCCTGCGCGAGCTGAAAGAGATCCGCATCGAGCGAATCATCAAGAACCACGCCCAGCTGCTGGCGTTGCTCGATGCGCTGCGCCTGGTGGTGCCGCTGACCGATCGCCAGCACCAGGCCACCCAGCGCGAACTCACGGCCATGGCCCTGGTGCGCCAGAACGCCGTCAACGCCGACCCGGCCGAGGTGGCCGAGTTCTGGGAGGTGTTCGACTACCTGCAGAGCCTCAGCGACGAGCCGGTGGTGGACCACAGCAAAAAGCCGGACCTGATCGCCATCAACCTCAACGAATTCGCCGAACGCGCCGCCGAGCACAAGCAGAAGCTCGCCGACGTCGGCACCTTGCGCAACCTGCTGCCCAACAGCCGCTCACGCAAATACATCGAGCACAACAAGTCGGTGGACAGCGCCGTGCGCGCGGCCTTCAACCGACGCAACAACACCCTGACCCAGCGCGGCACCACCGTGAAGTGCTGGCTGTTCAAACCCAACGCCTGAAGGCGCGGCAACGCCCAAAGGCCGATGTATCAACCCCAAGGAGAAGCACCATGCAAAAGCATTTCACCATCACCAACGCCATGCGCGACAAGGTCGCCGACCAGCTCACCATTCAGGCGGTAGCCCAGCACGGCCCGCGTATCGCAGCCGATCTGGCTGCGCTCAACGAACAGTTCTGGGCTGCACACTGCGCCGCCGTAGAGGCGCTGCCGGGGCTGAGTAAGAAGCACTGGCCTGACCTGATTCAGGCGGGAGCGGTCACCGCGACCGCAAGCTGCGAGCCGACCTATATGCAGCCGCGCAAGGACAACGACCCGAGCGAGCAGCAGTTGGTGACGATCTATAAGCATCGCGACGACGACGTACGCAACACACTGGTCAGCAAAGTGCTGTGCTCGCCTGAATATGCGGGCGTAACACGCTACCTGGAGCGGCAGCACTATCACTGCCATTGGGTCATTGGATTGAAGAGTCCGACTGGTTCAGTACCGCGGCTCAATCACATGAGACTGATCACCGACCCTGCCTTGGAATCTCTTGCCCTGCTTATCTGCTCAGACCTCGCCGGCGTGATCGAGGCCGCCGTCTCTTTCCGCGCCCAGGCTATGAGCGTGCTGCAGGCCTGCCGCAGCTCGCGGCAGGTTGAGGACCTTTTCCCCGAAGCCGCCAAGCTGCTACCGCAGCCGGCTAAGAACAACAAGGCTTTGGCCCCAACCGAGCTGGCCGCCAGCGTGCGCAACATGCTCAGCCAGGGCGTGCCGCCTGTAGCGGCGCAAGCGTGAGGTCGGCGGGCATGAACCACTACGACGAAGACAAACCCACCCTGCGCGAACGCCTGGCCATGACCGGCTGGATCGGCACCGGCCTGGCTGGTCTGCTGACAGCCGCCAACCACCTGCCGGACCTGTTCCTGCTACTCGCACGCTGAGAACAAGAAGGCCCCGGTGAGCGGCAACTCACCAGGGCCTGACCAACCCAAGGAGAAGCACCATGCAAGCACATCACCATCAGGTAGGCGGGGCACAGCATAACCCAGCTGCCGGCTACCAACCTGTAGCCATCGCCGAGGTGCCCGAGAAGCTCTGCCGCAAGTGCGGCGAGTTCTGGCCCGCCGATACCGAATTTTTCTTCCGCCAGGCCTCCTGTCCGGACGGCCTCGGAACCATGTGCAAGGCCTGTTACGCGGAGACGCCGAGCATGATCAAGCGCAACGCCGGTAAGAAGAAATTGAACCAGGTCAGTTCGCCCTGGGAGGCGCTGTTCGCTGAAGCGCAGGAGGTGCAGCATGCCCGTTGAAATCCGCACCCGTTATACCGGCATGACCTACGTGGCCACTGTGCGCGGCGAGAAGAAGACTGCCAGCAACACCATGGGCGCTCGTTGGGCCGCAGAGGCCCTGGCCCGCAAGCTGAACCTGGACCCAACCCTGCTACGCGAAACCCAGCGCGACCTGCTGCGCAGTGGGGTGGAGTTGTTTGTGCATCCAGAAACGCTGAAGGTGAAGGAGCGCGCGCAATGAATTTGCTCCGCTACTTATCCAGCCCGAAGGGCATAACGGTAGCCGAGCTAGCACAGCGCACTGGGCTGCCTGTTGCGAAGGTGCGCGCCGAGCTGGTTGCCCTGGAGAAGGCCGGCGAGGCGGTGCGCGAGCGTGCAGCGGTGGGAAAGCCCCATCGCTGGTGGCGGGTTGGCGCCAGGCCACTGAGCAAGCTGGACGTGCTGCTTTCGATGGTGCTGGCGGCACGCCTGCACCCAAACGCCAAACGGCTGCGCTCGGTTTTCGACCGGCTGACTCACCGCTCGGTTGATCCCGCTGTCGCGCAAATCGTGGCGATGGCGCGCCGCAGCGCTCAGCCGCATCTGGTAGCCGAGCAGGCGCTGTGCTTCTACTGGGAGGAAGCTGGCCATGGCTGATGATGCCCGTCAGCACATGCTCGAATGCGAAGCCCGCACCTGGTTGCGCAAGGGCTACTCCACGCGCGAGCGCATCGAGGAGCTCACGCTGATGATCGCGAAGAAGCGCGGCCAGGCCAGCGCCGAGCGCCTGGTGGAGGAAATGCGCCGCCAATGGCGCCGCCGCTCGGAGTGGCTGGCCTAGAAATCACATTCAACAATTCGAGGCCCGGCAACGGGCCTCATGCTTTAGCGGGGCCTAGACTCCCACCGTTTCCACCAGGTGAACATGACCATGCACGAAGGCGTCGAGGTGCGCGGCAATTCGCTGCGCGTTTATTTCCGCTACCAGGGCGAGCTGTGCCGCGAGCCATTCCCAGGGGATGCCTCGCCGGCGAACATCGAGCAGGCCAGCCGGTTGGCCGGGCTGATCCGCCATGAAATCAAGCACGGCACGTTCAGTTATGCCCGGCACTTCCCCCATTCCGTGAGGGTAAAAACCAACACCTTCGGCCATTTCATTGATCTCTGGCTGAACATCAAGCGCAACGAGGTCGCGCCGTCCGGTCTCCGGGTGTATGAAGGGCGGGCTGAAATGCACATCAGGCCGAAATGGGGGCCACTGCAGGCCGACCAAATCGATCACCTGGACCTGCAGGAGTGGGTGCAGACGGAGCTGATGCCGAAGCTGCACAACAAGACCGTCAACGAGATCATCGGCCTGGTGCGCCAGATCTTCCGGCTGTACCGGATGCGCAATCGTCAGGCCCATGACCCCACCGAGGGGCTACGGGTACGGGTGCCCGATCGAGACGATCCCGATCCGTTCGATCGGCGCGAGATCGAGGCCATCCTGGCGCTGGAGACCAAGCGGGAGCAGGAGCGTAATCTGGCGCAGTTCATGATTTGGGCCGGGCCGAGGGTGTCCGAGGCGATATCGCTGGCCTGGGAGGATGTGGTGGACCTGGACAAGGGCATCGTCCGCTTCCAGCGTTCCCAGGTGCGTGGGCATTACAAGGTGACGAAGACGCGGCGCTCGGCGCGGGAGGTGAAGTTGCTCAAGCCCGCGCGCGAGGCGCTGCAGGCGCAGGCGGCGCTGACCCGCGATCTGGAGCCGGTGGTGGTTGAAGTGACCGAGCGGGACAACAAGACCAAGCGCTTGCGACCGCTGCGTTTCGTGTTCCACAACTCAAGCACACGCGCGGCGCACACCAGCTCGGACATGCTGCTGAAGGGATTCTGGCGGCCCCACCTGAAAGCCGCTGGAGTGCGCTTTCGCGGCCCGAACAACTGTCGGCACACCTTCGCCAGTCAGCTGCTCACCACAGGCGCGGTGCCGCTGGAGTGGATCGCCGACCAGATGGGGCACACGTCCACCGACATGATCCGCAAGCACTACGGAAAGTGGATCAACGACGACGGACCGGACATGGTCGGCATCCTCGAGCACGCACTGAAGCTCTGA